TAAATCAACACAGGATTATATTGATGAAGAAACAGTAAAATATACAATGTTGATGAAGCAATTTACTGATTACTTAGCACAATTTGACAATTTTATTCCGCAAATTAACGCTGAGTGTAAAAAATATTTAAGTGTGTTTAAACAAACCGACGAATGTTTATATAGTGCCAGAAAAAATCGTGGAGCATTATATCAAGACAGGAGTCTCATTGACAGAATTCCTGTTGATAGTGATAATTATATGTCTATTTTGTTTGACAGGCAGTTAGATAAATTGGGTGTTAAAGCTCAACGAAAAAATAGTATTTTTACTAGCGGAGATGCTAGCCAAATCTCTGCCTATTTAAATTTTGGTCAGAATACAACTAGAACAAGATATATAATTATACCAAAAGACTCCGCTGATTTTAGTTGGAGTAAAACTCACGATGATATTATATTAGATGATGCCAAAGACGTTCCAGCAAATATTAATAAGTTTCAAGCAAAATATCAAATTGATTCAACAAACTTCGTTAGTGCATTAAAATCAGGCAATGAAATATTAATACATGGCGAATATTATGGTATTCACATTAGTGTGTGGCCAGATATTAAAATAAAATTATTTGGTGAATGATATTTTAACATGTAGATAAATAGTTATATGACTATCCTACATCTCGAAGAAAAGATCAAACGTTTATTAGCTACATCTTATGTATTCCAACTAAAAGCTCAATACTTCCATTGGAACCTAGAAGGTCCCCATTTTCATTCTTATCATGCATTCCTAGGTGAATTATATCAGGATGTGTTTGAATCATGTGATGATATTGCTGAACATATCAGAGCACTTGACATATATGCTCCAGGAAGTTTAGCACGTTTTGCTGAACTAACTGAAATTAGTGAACAATTACTAGTTCCTAGAGCTGAATTAATGATTGAAGAGCTATTAGAAAACAATCATGTTGTGATTAAGCTATTAGAAGAAACTTATGCTCAAGCTGGTGATCATTTAGGTCTACAAAACTTTTTACAGGATCGTATTGCTGCTCACGAAAAATGGGCGTGGAAAATGCGGTCAATGACTAAGAAAGCAAGGGCCTAACTAATGCGTTTCTCAGAGATTATCAATGAAGATGGAGCTCCTAAGAAAGTCTCATTGACTGGTAATTTTGATATTATTGTTTATACATCTTGTATAGAGCGTATTGACCGCCTCAGAAATAAAATAGATTTAATTAAGTCTAGTGAACCCATTGATACAGAGAGTATTGGATATTATGAGAATGTCATTGATGAGGAAGAAAAAATAATTAATGACATGACTAACTATAGGGATGTTATAAATAATGTTCAACAGATAGTTAAATCTAGTTGCAATAAGTATGTAAATATTTTTAAACAAGAACAAAGATGGTTATATCGTGGCATCAATGGAAACTTAACTGCATTTGAATCAGAATCTCTGTCAGAAAGAAGACCACTTGATAGTAGTGCTATAATGAGTAAGTTGTTTGATGGATGTGCAACACAATTAGGTATTAAAGCGCTTCGATTGAATAGTATTTTTACTAGTAGTTCGAAACAGGCTGTACAAATATATGGGAATACATATATAATTATTCCTGAAGATTCAGCAGACTTTTCATGCTCATTGACGTCCGACGATATAGTACTAACAAGTAATTCGTTTGATGATTTGTATGATTTACCAATTGAGTTAATTAACAAATCTAGACTAGAATTATCAAAATATCAACACCTGATAAATGACGATGATTACTATCTCCCCGACAAACACAGAGTCATGTATAGATATATTCTAATTTTAAAAGATATTATTAAGTTTAAACAAGTTGATACACGATTTTACACTTTAGATTTTATAGAGAAAAACTTTCCAAACTCGACAATACTTCATGATCTCATTGAATATACAATTACAATTAATTTAGATAAATTTCAAAAGAAATATCAGATCACTAATAGTGATATGCCAGCGGCATTACAGTCTCGTAACGAAGTATTAATACACGGAAAATATATTGCCATTAATCATCTATTTTGGCCAATGGTTAAAAAATTATTATGAAAATAAATGACTTACTATTAGAATCTGTTAGTAAACGAAAAACTTTACTGACTAAATGGGTAGATGGATTAGATGTAAATAAAGATATCGTCGATATCACATCTCTTATTAAACAAGAAAAAGATCCAAAAGAAAAGACAAAGTTTAAAAAACTACTAAAAGATTGTGAGAAAGAGTTATCCAAAATAAAACCAATTATTAATTCAGAGACTGCTATTGCTAAGAGAATACAAAAAGAATGTAGTAATTACATTAAAGTATATGATCAAATCAACAATTTTTTATTCAGAGGTACTACTAACGGAGGATCTATATTTGAAGCAACGAGTCCAATAAATCGTCATCCTAAGGACAGTAGTAATCTTTTGTCAAAAGAATATGATGAAAAATTGAAGTTACTTGGTATTGAAGCCTTACGTTGTAATAGTACATTTACAACAGGAAGTTCAAATCAGGCAAGTGATTATGGAAGCAAAGTATATGTAATTATACCTAAGAATACAGCAGTGTTTAGTTGGAGCTTTATATATTCTGATTTGGTGTTAGATTCTACACATAGAAGAGCATTATTAGGCCCTAGGTATTCTAGTAAATTAAAAGATGTGATTAAAAAAGAGCTTGATAAAAGTGACGCTATTATATCGAAACTAAAAGACGAAAATAAAATTGAAGAAATGACAGAATATAATAATTCATTGAGAGATTTGTTGTATCAAGAAACTATCGAAGATGCCAAAGGGTTAGTTAGTTGGATCTCTAAAAATAAACCAAAATCTCCAATACTTAAATATTCAGAAGAACTAATAAATCCAACATATAATCTTAAAGAATTTCAAAAAAAGTATGGAGTTTATGATTCTTATTTTTCAGCAGCAATCAGATCCAAGCATGAAGTATTAATACACGGAGAATATTTTGCTGTAGCTGAAGAGGACTTCTTCGTACACCTTCAACCACTCAGAACTAAGTTAGGATTACTTAAATGAAAATAACTGACTTAATGGAAGCAAAGAAACATTCAACCCGTGTAATTTTAATAAACAAGTGGGAAGACGGCGCACAAATAAATACTGACATTACTATTAAAATACAGAAAGAATGCAGTAAATATCTTAAAGTATTTGATGCAACACATAGAGTATTATATAGAGGAACTAAAAAAACTGGAGTAATTTTTGAAGGTGAAAGTATTGAAAATAGACGTCCAATGGATAGTAGCAAATCGGATACTCTAAGATATGATAATTTGATGACGTTACTTGGTATTAAAGCTCTTAGAAGTAATAGTATTTTTACCACATCTAGTTTGGATTCTTCTTCAGACTACGGACAAATATCATATGTCATCATTCCAAAAAATACAGCAGTATTTAGTTGGAGCAGAATACACAATGATTTGATTTTAGATCATATGGGTAGTTATGTAAAAGATTATCCAAAAGAAATAACAAATGTAATTGACAGCGAGATTGAAAGGGCTGATAAAGAATATAATAATCTTGTTTGGAAATTAAAATCTACTTTGATTGACTATAAATTTAAACTATATGAAATATTAGGTTTTACAGAAAAAAGTACTATAGTAGATAATTTAAAATGGATATCATTGAAATTCCCCGAATCTCCAGTACTTAAATATACTAGAGAATTATTAAATAGAGAACCAGATTTAGATAGCTTTCAGAAAAAATTTAGAGTTACTAATAAGAATTTTCCAGCCGCCTTAAAATCAGAAAATGAAGTACTAATACATGGAGCATATTTTGCTATATTAGAAAAGTACTTTTTTGAATTTCAAACAATTAGAAGAAAATTAGGATACACTAAATGAAAATAATTGACTTAATGGAAGCAAAGAGCCATCGTACTGTTTTAATAAACAAGTGGGAAGACGAATCACATCTGGAAAAACTGAATTATTGGATTAAAGATTCTGATTATAACATTAAACAAACAACAAACGATGCCGTTAAAAACATTCATCAGACTGCAAAAGGACATTATTTGAAAGAATTATCTCAGGTTAAACAAGTTATAAAGAAAGAAGTAGATGTAATAAAGAAAATACAAAAAGAAGCTAGTAACTATCTTAATATTTTTGATACAATAAAAAAAGTATTATTTCGTGGCACAAGACCATCTGGAGTAATTTTTGAATCAGCTAGTATTGAAAAAAGACGGACCGTCGATAGTGATATTGATAATACAATTGCTTATGATAAGAATTTGAAACTACTTGGAATTGAAGCTAGAAGAAGTAATAGTATTTTTACAACCAGTGATGAAGGGCAAGCACAAGGATATGGAGAATTGGATAAATAATATTATGCTAATTAAAGAAGTATTTTCTAGAAATTTAAACTATACAATGTTTGGTTGGATTACCAAATCTGGCGCAGTTAAACTTCCTTCACTAAGTGATTCTAGATCAAACGATGTAATATTTCATGAAGATATAAGTCAAAAATTTGGAATTAGTATAGAACATGGTGATATTAGATTTTACATTGCTAAAAGCGAACTTTGGTTAGAAGGTATGTATACAACGGATTCACGTAAATATATCTATAAAGGTGTAAAGCAAATCGAAAAGTTATGTACTAATAGTAAGAATTTTAGACACTTTTATTCACCTAAAGCTGGTGCAAACGGAGCAGAGCAAGAGCAAATTATTATTAATAAATATTATATGGATGTTGTTGATCCAGTTAGAATGTTATCTAAGACTGTAGTATCTAATACTATAAGTGGTTTATTATCACTCTTAGATGCTAAATTTTTAAGTGAAGACGCAGGGAGTGGTGGAACATCAAGCGGTGGAATTGCTGGCAGTATGGGTGGAGGCAATGGATTTTTAAACGGCGGACCAGGCACAGTTACTAGACAACTTACTCGAAAGAAAGTAGTTAAAGAAGCACCCAAAGAAGATGAAGTAGCGAAAATCACAAAACAATTTGCTGATTTTGCAAGGAATATACAATGACAATAGTTAAAAAGATTTTAGTAGGTATTAAAAATGCAATTGTGGCTGTATCAAAGCAAATTGTTATTTTCTTTCAAAGCAACAAAGCAAATTTTAAACAGATATTTTCTGCCATTGGAAGTATGTTTTCAAATTTAGTGAAGCAGATTACAGGAAAATAATATGGCTAACATTAAAAAAATATTAGAATCAATGGACAAAATGATTAAAGAATGGTCTGGCGATGACGAATATGGAATGAGTCCAGACACCATTGGATCATATCTTGAAAATTTAAATTGGCACTATGCTGGCCGTATAGAAGACGAATCTATATATACTTATGGGAATTCTAAAGTGACACTTAATGATTATGGTTGGACATACACTAAAGGCGATATTAAAAAGTCAGGGTCAAGTACTAAGAGCTTCTTTGCTATGACAAAAAATAAGAAAAAGCAAACAGATGAAGAAGCATTATTAAACAAACCCATTGATAGTTATTCTTTTAAAGAATATTTAGATGCAGAAGAAAAGATACCTAATCAATCACCAGTACTAGGTGGAAAACCAAAGAAACAAACATCAAAAGCAGTTGGTGGTGGATGTATGGAATCAAAAGGAAAAAAGAAATGAGTAATATTCGAACACTGTTAGAAACAATGACCCGTATGCAAGAAGCTGGAGTTACTAAAGCTCCTGAAACGTTTAAAGTTAAAATTCCTCAAGGTGGTCGTGACTCAATAACTAAGGCAGTTAGACAGTTATTAGGAAAATCTTCAATTTTTGATAGTGGTTATAGCGATGGATCCACAATGTGGAATATTGCTGCATCTAATACAAAAAAGTTACCAATAAGAGCATTTGAAGATAAGCTTAGAGCAGCATTACATTATGATGGTTGGTTAGAAGTAACTGACTATAATAAAGTAAGCGAAACAACTGTTCAAGAAGATAGTTTTGACGCGCCAGAACCAACAGCACAAGGAAGTAAGCCAATGGGTGGTGGAGTATCAGACTTACCAGACATTAAATCTTCAGATGGACAATATACAGTTAAGGCATGGACAGAGTCTGAACCTGACAATAAAACATTTTGGTTTAGAATTTATGGACCCGGTATTGATTCAGATGGTATTGGAATTAACTGGAGTGAACGAACTCTTCCAGTAAAATTTGTTGATATGTGGGTTAAATTATTTAAGAAGATTCCAGAAAAGATGAAGAAATTTAGTTCTGACAGACTATATGCTAAAGAGTTAGAAAATCTTTACCAGCAATATGATATCAATGAAAGCTTGTTAGACATGTTTAAAAAGAAACCTGAAAAAGGTAGACTTACTAGACCCTCAGCTGACGCAATGACAAGTCCTAGAGCAGATACAGTTTTTAATACAACACATTATAATGATGTTGAACCTGATTCAGTAAAAGAATTTAAGCCGAGTTGGCAGTCAACAAGATAAAAGCTTTATTCCATCAATGAACTTCATTGGCTTATAACTTGGGACAGCTCTTAATAGTTTATATAAATCAGGCCTACGTGTTTTAGTACTGCCTTCCATACCATCTAATAGTCTCCAATTTGGACAGTTGTGGCCTAACATACTAGCCAATGCATTTGCTGCATCAATAATTAGTATCTCTTCATCAGAACCAATATTAACAATTTCATTAGTTGGAAAACTAGGTATTGCACAAATTGTAACTTTTATGGCATCACTAACATGACAAAAAGAACGTGTTTCATAAGCACCAATTAATTCAAAAATACCTTTTTTAATTTTAGTAATTTGATCAAATACAAAGTGTCCCGGGAAAGTTTCGTTACCATATACATTAAAATATCTAATAATTAAATATGGAAGATCACTATTACTTAGATAATTTTCTGCACTCATCTTAGACAATCTATAAGACCAACGTGGGTTATGAATATCATCTATAGATGAATTTGATACTTCAGCAGTTGGAGTTATATCATCAGATACTATTTCACTACTACTAGCATAAATAAGTTTTTTAAGATTTTTGCATTTCTTGGCAAACTCAAACATTAGTAGATCGCCCATTGTATTATTATATAATACTTTGTTTGGATTTGAATAGAAGTTAGTAGTTCCATTAACAGCAGCATAATGAAAAATATAGTCGAAATCAAAATCAAAATGATAGTATTGATTTGGATCACTTACATCACATTTGATAAATTTATCGCATACTGGAATACTAGAACTTCTACTGTGGTTATCAACCGCCCAAACTTCAACGCCTAGAGTGGATAACTGGAGACATAATTCTGTTCCAAGCAATCCACTAGCACCAGTTACTAATATTTTCTGTCTCATTCTGATAATCTCTTAAAATATTTGTCTAACTCTAATATGATATCATCTACTAACGTTTCAGGAGTTTTATCAAAATCATCATCTTGCAAAAATAATGTAACAAAACACCCATCTATATTAACATGTAATCCTAGTTCATCTCTGTCAGGACCATATGTATTATACGTCAATGAATGATGACATTTTCTAGGAGGAGGAACCTTCTTTTCTAATAGTTTTAGTGTATTAATTAACTTTTGTCTCATTTAAATTTCTCGTTATCCATTAAGATTGAATCAATTAAACTGTAATTTAGTTTCAACTTACTTAGTAGAGTGTTAAAAGCAATAGTATCTTTTGGTAAACATTCACCACCAAATGCTCCATATTCAGAATCTGATTTTAGATACAATGGACTAATATTCGGACGTTCAGCAATTGCATGTAATATATTATCATAGTTAACACCAAATTTTTTGCATACTTCATGAAAAATATTAGCAAATGTACAATTCATTGCATTGTGAACATTGTTAAAATACTTTATTAATTCAGCTTCAGTTGGATTTACAAATCTAACTAACTGAGGATATTGTCCATGTAACTGACTTATAGTTGTAAAATGTGTTAAATCATTTGATCCAATTACTAATACATCCATGTTACAGAAATCACCTAATGCGTTTGCTGCATGAAGAAATTCTGGAACAAAGCAAATATGTAAATTAGAATACTTTTTGCCTAATGCTTCAGTTGTGCCTGGAATAACAGTACTCTTAATTGCGACGATCCCACGATAATTTTTTACTGCTAAATCGTAACAACATTTATCAACTATACTTATGTTACATTCATTGAATATCGTATTCAATGTGGGAACACATATAAACACAATATCGGTATTTATTACATCAAGTAACGAAGTATTCTTTTCTTTGATATCATAATATGACATCGTGTGCCCTAACATCTCTAAGCCTGTATAAACAGCTTGCCCAACAACGCCCTTACCTATAATGCCTATATTCATTTATTACTTCCTTATACTACTATTATAGCACAATTATTTTGCACAACCGTGACTTGCAGTAGTTTTTTTAATCACTTGTACTGGCTTACTCAAATCAATAAGCGGGATAGCATAGTTATATTTGTTGTTTATATGCTGGCGTAGACGATTGACTAACATTAGCATATATTGGTGTTGAGTTGGATAGTCATCATTTGCTGGATCAAGCGGATTACCTTCAGTCTTAGCATATGTTGAAATACTATTTTTAAATGTTTCGTCGTTATTTGCACCAGTTATATCAAATCTATCGTGGATTACATCTACAGGGATATCGATTACAATTCCATTACAAATATTTGTTGCACAGTTATATAAAAATCGATCAATGTGGCTATATGGGCTAAGTTGTCCCATAACTTCAATCATTTCTTTTTTAATAATTGGAAATAGTGCAAATGGATGGTCCATATTTCTAACGTTGACACGAAGCAGTGGCATTGGATGAGATTCATACTTGTAAATAACATTGTCCCAGTCTTGTGTTTCTAATATAACATCGTCATTGAATACAAATAGCCACTTACCGTAAGCTAAATTAGCTAGAGTATTATAATACATATTTAATTTTTCATAGCCTAGTTGCTTGAACAAATACATTGTTACTTGATAATATTTTGGTATTATCACAGTTTCAACGTATTCTATTACTTCAGTATCATCAGTGTCTACGCCTAATAATACCTCAATATTGGTATTATCTTTAGCATTTTCAAGTAAGCTATCTAAACATTTTAACAACGGTTCTTTGCGCCCGCGGGTTGGAAGTAAAACTGAAATGTTGATGACGTTCATATATTTATTATAACAAATTACAGTATTAAAGTCAAATTTTTGCTAAATAATAATGTAGTTCGCGGTGTTGAAATCACCCAACTACTCTATTACTGAAAAGGAGTAACAGCAATGATATTTATCAATAACACGCAAACAAAAAGATATTATGAAATAATTGAGATGGCGAGAGTGTTTCCACTTCCATCAGATACTTATACCGAAAAGCACCATATAATACCAAGGTGTTTTTATAAAGCAGGATGGGTACCTGGCAACCCAAATGACCCCGATAATCTAGTTGTATTAACTGGACGAGAACATTTTATATGTCATCAGTTATTAACTCAGATGTTATATATTGGTCCTGATTATTATAAAATGTCACATGCATTTTTTAATATGTGCTTTATAAGACCAAATCAAACGGGTCGATATATTCCAACTCCAGAAGAATATGAATCTGCTAGAATTTTACATTCGGTTGCTATGTCAAAAGCACAAAAAGGCAGAAAATATACAGATGAAGTCAAAACCAATATGTCAAAACCAAGATCTGCTGAAGCAAAAGCCAATATGTCAAAAGCGCAAAGTAATCGATCTGCTGAAACAAGAGCCAATATGTCAAAAGCGCAAAGTAATCGATCTGCTGAAACAAGAGCCAATATGTCAAAACCAAAATCTGATGAGCATAAAGCTAATTTATCAAAAGCATCTAAAGGCAAACCAAAATCTGCCGAATCTATAAGAAAACGAACTGAAACCCGAAAAGCAAAACGAGAAATAAGATAAATATAGTATATGCAAATTTGTGAAGTTAGTGTCAAAAAAATTGGAAAGATGACAGCCAATCAGGTCATTTCGAATAATATGCTTGTTGACAACGGATATATGTATGATGGAGTTCAAAATAACGAGCATGTTTATACAAAAGGAAATCTATCAGTTTATATTCCAATACAAAGGATAAATGATATAAGCGTTAGAATTGGACAACAATCATATTATGGTAATCCAAGTAAAATATTAGCACATCAATTAAATTTGCCACACCCAACATATGTAGTTCACAAAAAAGAGAATAAGCCAGTTAATGTAAGTGATAAAGTTACTGCTGACTTTTTCAATAAATCTAAGAATCCAGGAAACTTTAAATGACTATTAAGGAAATATTAAACGAAAGTGGAGAAGGTAGTATTCAAATTGATGTAGCAAGAGCTTTGCCTGCTGCATTTATTCTGCCTGAGTTAACCAATCAAGACCCATATTTTCAATATAGGATGGGAATGGCTATTGCTCGTGCAAGGGCTCTGCAAGCAGGAGTTTTACCAAAAACTAATGTAGAAGACTCAATATTTGGTGAGAATATGTTTATCTCAACACAATGTCCAGAAGATGAAGAAACAATTAAACTAGCTTTGAAAATGATGCCAGGTAAAAGTGCAATTAAGCAAATTAGTACAACCAAAAGTGAAGAATCGACAACAGTAAACAAACGAAGTCCTGTAAATTCGTTTGTGAAAAAAGAAAAGCAATGAAAATAACAGAAATGATATTAAAAGAAAATGTACAAACTGGCATTAATCTGTCTGATAATATTGCACGTCAATCAATTAAACAAGTTGATGAACGAATAGCTGAATTGGAAGAAAACGGCGAAGAAAATCATGAATATGCTGCATTATGTCATATTAGTACAGTATTAGAAATACAAATCAATGCACCTTTATCACAGCGAGCTAACATTAGGACAGCATTTGTTATTTTAAATAATAAGATTGTAGCAGCTGGATCAATGTGGATCCCACGAAAATCAACTGAAGCGGAAATTATGAATGTTGGATCCATTGAAAGGGGCGCTGGATCACAAGTTATAAATGCGTTAGAAAAAGAAGCTAAAATAAAAGGAGTTAAGAAAATAGTGTTAACTTCAACAGCCAAATCATTTTATGAACGATTAGGATATAAAAAACAAGCAGACGGCAATAAATTAGAAAAGTATATTGGATAAAGGAAAGTAATGAAAATATTTGAAATTATCAACCAAAGAGTGTATAATAGTAGTATGATAATGGAATCATCACAAACCGACGAAACAATTGAACTTCTGAAAAATGCAATCGAAGGATCTGAATTCGACGGAAGGCTATTTATTGCTGGAGGATTTGTGCGTGATACACTTTTGGGTAAAAATTCAAAAGATATCGATATTGTTGTTGATGGTGGACCTACTGCTGGGCTTGATGCAGCCACATTTATTGCTAAAAAGCTTGGTATTTTTAAGCAAGATAGCAATCCTGTATTGTTCCCAACATATTTTACTGCAAAACTTGCAATCAAAACAAATTCGGGACCAATGGATGTCGAGTTTGTAGCACCCAGGACAGAAAAATATACTCCAGGAAGTCGTAAGCCAGCTGTAGTGGCTGGAACGTTGAAGGATGATGTACTACGCAGAGATTTCACAATAAATTCTCTAATTCAAAATCTACAAACTGGTGAGATACTTGATTTGAGTGGACGTGGTTTGAAAGATCTTAAAAATGGAGTACTCAATACAACCGGAAAGCCAGAACTAATATTTTCAGAAGATCCTCTTCGTATTCTTCGTGCTGTTCGATTTGCAATTAAGTATGGATTTACTCTTCCACTTAATGTCATTAAATCAATTAAAAAAGCTGCTCCCTCTCTTAAGAGTATCAGTGCAGAACGAATCAATGATGAGATCAGTAAAATTCTTGTTCTTAATAAGCCTGGTAAAGCATTTGAACTATTTAGAATTACTGGCATTATGGACGTAATTTTGCCTGAGCTTAAAGCACTAGATAAGCTAAAGCAAAACAAGTTTCATAACCAAGATGCACTTGGACACACTCTAACAGTTCTAGACAATAGTTCACCAGACCTTATTAAGAGACTAGCGGCACTATTTCACGATTGTGGAAAATCTTCAACGAGAACAGAAAAAGATGGAAAAGTGCAATTTATTGGTCACGAAAGTATTGGAGCAGACATTGCAAAAGTTGCTTTGCGTAGACTAAAATACCCAACTGAAGTTATTGATAAAGTTTGTATTATTATCAGTAATCATATGGGATTGAAGAGCGCTGGTCCAGATGGAACACTTATGAAGGATTCAACTCTTAGAAAGTTTATCTACAGAGTTAGTCACAATCTTGAGGATGTGTTGGACGTAATCAATGCAGACAATAATTCTCATGCTGTAGGTCACGGATTGCCAGAACAAATCAATATGATCAGAAAGCGTATCCAACAAATGGATATCAATCAAATCCTTAATACTAAGAGTATATTGGATGGTAATGAAATTATGGCGTTGGGTGCAAAAGGTAGACTAGTTGGCGATATCAAAAATAAAATACTTGATGCTACTCTTAAGAATCCAAATTTTACAAGACATGATGCAGAAGTATTGGCTAAAAATATGATTAGGAACCTAAAACAATGAGATTAAATGAAGTTGAACATCAAACATATTTTGGATTAATAACAGCCAGCGGCAAACTAATTGAAAGATTTTCAGGATACTATCCAGCAGCACACAGAGATCTAGTTCCAGATATTGATCTAGAAATGAACAATGGTGCGGTACGATTTGCTACTTATTTGGGTGGAGTTAACTTTACTCCAGGAACCAGAATTGAATACGAATTTAAATCTACTACTAAAAATATTCTTAATATTATTAAACATATTGCTTCGCATCCACTTAGTGGTGGGTATGCTTTCAATCTGACAGACGAAAAGACTAATTTATTTCATGAATTTCCTAATAAGCTACAAGCTATAAAGTTTTTACATGATATTTCAACTAAACAAAGAGATAAGTCGGGGATGATTCCATATTACTATGATAATGGTAAATTAAAAGTATTACTAATGAAACCGTCTGATCCTTCATTTGGTGGAACAAAATTTCAATTAGCAAAAGGTGGAATTGAACCAAGTTACAGCCCAATAAATAATGCATTGAAAGAAGCACAAGAAGAAGTTGGATTAGTTCTTTCAAATGTCAAACAAGTTGAGCCAATAAATATTTTTAAGTATAAACAATACGATTTGCATGTATTTGCTTGTGAAATATTTGATCCTAATAACTTTTCTAATACAGACTTTGAAACTGGTAATACTAAGTGGTTTACTTTACCAGACGATTTATTGAAAATAAGAAAAGATCAACAAGAAATATTTAAATATTTCCTCACTCATGAAAATGGAGCGTAATTTATACGCTCCAATTTCCAAGAATTAAAGATCACCTACCCTTTTAGTTAAGCGTTAATTGTCCAACGTCCAGCAGCCTGCATTTCAGCCTTTGACTGAGCCTTGGCTTGTTCTACGCCGTACTTGTCTACGTTAGCTTGATTTAAGCCTACGTTGCATTCAAAGCCATTGAAAAGGCGTAGATGCCAAAACTTTACTGCACTATCCGGACCTAAGTCAACACTGAACGGACCAGCATACTCAGGTACATAGTAAGATCCACCACCGCCCATAGGACCGATTAGAGCTAACATTGCCTTAGCTTGTTCTTCTGTGCTAAATTGTGCCATATTCATATTTTACTTCTCCATAAACTAGTTTGATTGAAGTATTTTCTACTTCACAAATATTTATCATCTACAAATATTAGTGACAGAAATTTTGTACAAATTTAACACCACTAAATACGACAGTTGACATGTACCGAACGTTATGTTAAACTTAATACTAAGGACAATGTAAATATGGAAAATACAAGTACTCAGACGTTAAAGATTTTTAATGGTGAAGAAAAAGTAAAATTAGAACAAGTTTTTAAGGAAGGATTAAGTGTGATGCACGAAGTTGAAACACTTAATGAGGGTTTAGCAGATACACTTAATAACCTAGCTAAAGAATGGGAAATTAAGCCTTCAGTTTTGAAACGTGCATTAAAAATGGCATATAAGAATTCATGGGATGTTAATGAAATGGATAATACTCAAATTTCAAACATTCTTGACACAGTAAAAATGAAGTAATTCCCACATCTAAAGGAGATGTAAAATTAACTATGTATGTGGACGCATTATTTTCAAAGCAGGATAATAAAGTATATGTTGTTGAGAGGGTAAATGGCCAGCGGATCTATAAAGATTATTTGGCTAATTACGAATTTTATTTTACTGATAATAAAGGTAAGTATAGAACAATATATAATACTTCTGTAAGTAAATTTAAAACCAACAATTTTAAAGAGTTTCAAAAAGAACTTAGGATCCACAGCAATAAAGTTATTTGGGAAAGTGATCTAAATTGGACATTCCAGTGCCTATACGAGAATTATAGGCACTTACCTTCTCCTAAGTTGAATATTGGATTTTTTGATATAGAAGTCGACTCAGACCCAAAAGGTGGATTTAGCAGTCCTGAAGATGCTTTTATGCCAATAACTGCGGTTACAGTTTATTTGAATTGGTTAGATGAACTTGTTACTCTAGCTTTACCTCCAAAAACTTTAACATTTGAGCAAGGTCAAGAAATCGCTAATCAGTTTAGTAATACTTTTGTTTTTGAGACTGAAGTTGATCTGTTAAATACTTTTTTAACTTTGATAGATGATTGTGATATTCTAAGCGGGTGGAACAGCGAGGGATACGATATTCCCTATATAGTGAATAGGATATGCAAGATATTATCAAAAAATGATACAAGTAGATTGTGTTTATGGAATCAGTATCCAAAGAAGTTTTCTTATACTAGATATGGTGTTGAAAAAGAATCATATGATCTAATAGGACGAATTCATTTAGATTATATGGCACTGTACAAAAAGTTTACTCCTGGTGAACATCATAGTTATAGTTTAAATGCGATTGCAGAGTTTGAAAAATTAGGATCTAAGACTGAATATGATGGAACATTGGCTCAGTTATATAATAATGATTTCAAAAAGTTTATTGAATATAACAGACAAGATGTTAATCTTCTTGACCTATTAGATAGAAAATTACATTATATTGGATTAGCAAACAATCTTGCTCATACTAATACAGTATTACTTCCTACAGTTAAAGGAACAGTTTTACAAACAGAACAAGCTGCAATTAATGAATGTCACGATAAACAATTAGTTGTTCCAAACAGAAAACATGAACCCAAAGATCTTGAAGATGAAGACGAAGATGGCGTAGAAAAACACGATGGCGTTGCAGGTGCATATGTTGCATATCCAAAGAAAGGGTTTCATAAATATGTAGGAGTAACTGATATTAATAGTCTGTATCCTAGCTCATTTAGAATGTTAAATATGAGTCCTGAAACTATTATTGGACAGATTAGACCAGTTATGACAGATGCATTTATAAAACAAAAAATGAAGGAAGGTTTAACTTTTGCCAATGCTTGGGAAGGTCAGTTTGGATCACTAGAATATCAATTAGTGATGAAGCAAGATATTGGTTCTGTTATTATTGTAGATTGGGAAACTGGTAAAAGTGATGAAATGTCACCTGCCCAACTGTATAACTTAATATGGACAAATAATAAACCATGGACGTTAAGTGCTAATGGAACAATTTTTTCAACAGCAGCAGAAGGAATTATTCCTGGGTTATTTAGAAAATGGTATACAAGTAGAAAAGAACATCAAAAATATAAGGGACAATATTCCGACTTACAATATGGAATTAAAATTCCTAAGGAACTGTTGAATAAATTAGTATGACCTGCTATAATAGTAATAAGACTTAATGATTAATATTGACTTTCAGAAATTACAAAATTTGATAGACTCTGGTAATGTTGAAGAGTTAAAGTTGTTTATTTTAGAAAATGATCTTGAAATTCGTGATGGCAAAATTTTTCATAAGAATCTAGACGAAGTTAAACAAACTATTTTTAGTTATGATCAGAAACAATTAGTATCTAAGAATAGTTTAAATTCAGCTTATGGTTCTTTTTTAAATCCTGGCTGTCGATTTTATGATAAGCGTGTTGGACAAAGTACGACATTGTCTGGACGTGTTATTGTTAGACATATGGCTTCTTATATTAATAATTGTTTGACGGGAAAGTTTGACTATGTTGGAGATGGTGTAATATACGGAGATACAGATTCAGATATTTTTTCAATTTGGCCATTAATAAAAGATGATGTTGAAAATGATAAAATGGAATGGGATAAAGAGACTTGTATTAAGTTATACGAAGAATTAGCTAATCAGGTTAATGAAACTTTTCCAGAAGCTTGCTTTGATGCATTTCATTCTCCAGAACAAAATGGTAAAATAATTCGATGTGGGCTTGAGTTAGTTGGCAAAACTGGATTATTTATCACTAAGAAACGTTATGCTATTTTGATGTATTATAAAGATGGCAAACGTCTTGATATAGATGGGTCGCCTGGTAAAATGAAAGCTATGGGATTAGATCTCAAGCGAGCAGATACACCAAAGATTGTTCAAGACTTCTTACGTGATATTTTAATGGATATCTTAACTGAAGTAGATTTTTCATTAGTTCGAGAAAAGATTTTAAACTTCAAAGAAGTATTTCAAAATTTGCCAGCTTGGGAAAAAGGTATGCCAAAACGTGTTAATAATTTAACAAAGTTTAGAGAGCTTGAGGCAAAGAAGAAATCTAATTTACCTGGTCATGTTAGGGCTTCATTGAATTGGAATGTATTACGGCAACTCAATCACGATAATATGGCATTAGAAATATTTGATGGTATGAAAGTTATTGTATGTAAACTTAGAAATAATCCAATGGGTTATACAAGTGTTGCATATCCAATAGACGAACACAGACTTCCACAATGGTTTAAGGAATTGCCATTTGATGATGATGCAATGTCTTCATCTGCAATTGATAACAAGATTGAAAATTTAGTTGGTATTTTAAATCTAAATATAGAAACAAGTAGACAGACAAAAAGTAATTTTTCAAAATTTTTTAAATAGGAGCAACAATGAAAAACACTCTAAAAGAGATTATTCAATTTACATCTGGTTTTATGAAGAGAACCAAGATTTCAACAACAGATGGAGTTACCAAGGTAAGTGGTATTTCAGATGACAAGACTGTAGTTTTATCAGGAACGTATCATACTGAACTTACAGATCTTCCTGGAACTATTGGATTTCCAAATCTTGATAGTTTAAATACAATTTTAAACTGCCCTGAGTATCAAGAAAATGCAAATATTAAAGTAGTTAACAACAGCAAGAATCAAGCTGAAAGTATTTCTTTCAATAATGAATCTGGTGATTATAATAATTCATATCGCTTGATGTCGCCTGATACTGCTAATCAATTAATTCCAGATCTTGAATTTGTTGGAGCAAAGTTTGAAGTAGAATTCGAACCTTCAGCTAGTTCTACAACGAGATTTAAGTACCAAAGCAGTGCCAATAGTGACGTTGACAATTGTCAGTTTGTTACTGAAAAGGGTAAGTTAGTTGTTACATTTGGCGATCCAAGTTCACATACTGGACGATATATTTTTCATGAACCTGCTAGTGATAAACTTCGCACGGCTTGGTCTTATCCAGTTCAACGTATTTCATCTATTTTATCATTGAGTGGTGACAAGACTGTACGTCTAAGTAATGATGGTATGATGGAAATTGAAGTTGATAGCGGCCAAGCAGCATACATTTATCGTATTCCGGCATTGAGCAAATAATGAACACAAACTTAACAGCTAGTCAAAAAGATTTTGCTATCTTTACACCAGCTCTTTCCACATTCTTTTCAACTTACGTTGGCAAACAACAAGTTGAAGAGTATGTGGAAAAGTCGAGAATTCCTAATGGATTTTTTAATGGTGTAGAAGGTATGAACTATCTAAATGCAGCATTAGGATATTTTCAATATAAGTGGTCATTATATTCAGCGGGTCATGCTAATATCGATATTACAGCAAATGATCCAAAAGAAAGAATGATTACTCGCCGCGACAGGCAGAATTCATTTATTTTAACAGATTCAGGCGGATTCCAAATTGCAGGTGGTAAGTGGCCAGCAGATTGGTCAAATCCTAATTGTCCTATCGCGCAAAAGAAACGTAGCCAAGTATTGTCTTGGATGGATACTAATGCTGATTACTCTATTACGTTAGATATTCCAGCGTGGGTATGTCGTAACGAAGAAGGAAAGAAAAATACCGGCATCACTTCTTATGCTGGAGCATTAGCGGCAACTAAAATTAACAACGACTATTTCATAAATAATAGAAATGGTAACTGTAAATTTTTAAATGTTTTACAAGGTGAAAATCATACAGAAGCAGATAGTTGGTATGATGAAGTAAAAGATTATTGTAATCCATCTAAGTATCCAGGTCATTTTAATGGGTATGCATTTGGTGGTCAGAATAGAGCTGATCCACATCTAATTTTGCGTAGACTAATGTATTTAAAATGGGAAGGATTGCTTGAACCAGGAATACATGATTGGATTCATTTCCTTGGTACTTCTAAACTTGAATTTTCTGTAATGTTTACAGACTTACAACGGGCAATTAGAAGAAATCATAATCCAAATTTGACTATAAGTTATGATTGTGCAAGTCCATTTCTTGCTACTGCTAATGGACAAGTATATTATGAAATTAGTCTCAAAGATAGAGGCAAGTGGTCGTATAAAATGGGACCAAGCGCAGACGACAAAAAATATTCAACTGACAATAGAAGTTTTAGAGATGCTGTATTACAAGATAAAATCTATAAGCATTTTGAAGAAACACCCATTAGTTCAAAATTAAAAATAAGTGATATTTGTTACTATGCAAAAGGCGACCTAAATAAGAATGGTAAGGAAGGTAAAACAAGTTGGGATTCATTTGCATACACATTGTTAATGTCTCATAATGTTTATCTTCATATTTCGGCAGTGCAACGAGCCAACGAAATGTATGATCAAGGGTTTATTCCAAAGATGTTAGTGGAAGAATCACATCAAATTATTAAATGGAGAGATATTGTAAATAAAGCATTTGAAGCAAAATCGCTTACTTCAGCGTTAGCAATAATCGATAAGTACGACAAATTTTATTTACAGATTATGGGTCCGTCTGGTCACATAGGAAAAAAAACATTTAACGCGACTACACAATTCAACAAATTTTTCAAATAATGTGTTATAATTAAATATGGATAAGGAACAACCGCTATGTTAAATTGTTTAGTTATTGGAATGGGATTTGGTCAATTATACAAAAAAGTATTATCAGAATATGGACACACTGTTGTAACTGTGGATCCATGTGTTAAAGCTGATTTTGATGATCTAGAAAAAGCTTTAGAATCTAATCATTTTGATACTGTAAACATTTGTACACCAAATTACACTCATGGTGATATTGCTAAAACTGTAGCAAAATATGAACCTGATGTTGTTTTTATTGAAAAACCTGGTCTCAAAACATCTACAGAATGGTCTTCACTAGTGACTAACTTTCCAAATACTAGATGGTCAATGGTAAAGAATAATCAATTTCGAGACATTGTAATTAATGATAAAAATTTACTCAAACATTTATTTACAAATGCAATCAGGGTAGAATTTAATTGGTGTAATACAGATAGAGTTCCAAACCCAGGATCTTGGTTTACAACTAATTCGTTGGCGTGGGGTGGAGTTAGTAGAGATTTAATGCCTCACTTACTGAGTTGGTTTACTAATTTAACTAAGACACATTTTGGTAATGCTGATTTATCATATAAACGAACTAAACAAAATTGGCAATTATCTGATGTTACAAATACAAATTATGGTACAGTTAAAAAGGATGGAGTGTATGATGTAGATGATGAAGCTGTATTACATTATACATGGGCTAATAAAAGTATAAAACTTACTGCAAATTGGAGAACATTAAAGCCATCTGAATTAAATATTGTATTCACTTTTGATAATGGCGAAGTCATAAAGTATGAGTTTGGCTTGTGTCCAGAATCTGCCTACTTAACTATGGTGAATCATACCTATTGTTTGAAAGATATAGAAAGATATTGGAATTATAATCTGATTGAAGATCTTTGGATTCATGACCAAATACAGTTAGGGGATAACTAATGAGATTATTGCACACTGATGGATCAGGCAAGTTTTTTGAGAAAACCGATTGGAGTTGTCCAGAAATTAAATATGATGAGATAAAAGTAAAGTCCATCATGACTGGTGTCTGTAGAAGTGATATCGACATGATGACTGGAAAATTCAAAACACTTCCATTAACAATGCAAGGACATGAAGGTCTAGGACAAATTATAGAAGTTGGCGTAAATATTCCATCCATGTATAAAATTGGCGATTATGTTGCTACAAGAGGCGAGCCAGCATATGCAGATTTTTATAATGTTAATGTTGATAATTTTGTTAAAGTTCCTGCTGCTGAACCAAAATATATTATTGAACCAGTTGCATGTGGAATAAATTTAATTTTACAATCCCATCATGAATTTATTAAACGTGATAAATTAACAACTAGAATTTTAATTCTTGGAAGTGGATTTTTAGCACGGGTTGCTCATGCTACTATTCTTGACAATATTAGAGGATTGATTGATGTAGTTGGAACGTCAAATAAACAACTTTGGGGAAATAAATTATTGTCAGATCCTAGAGGAAAGTACGATATTGTTATTGATTTGAGTGGAAGAGACGATGTATTTTCTAAAGATATTCTTAATGACAATGCATTAGTTGTAATGGGATCTCAAAAGCAAGTAACTACTGACTTTAGCAATTTATTATGGAAAGCAGCTACAATTGTTTTTCCAAGTCCAAGATCTAGCAAATTTCATTCTTGTATGCTCAAAGCAGTAAAATATATTGAATCAGGTAGATTGAATGTTAATGCTTTTTGGACAAGAAGTTATGATCGTAATACAGAATGGGAATTAGCATTTGAAGACGGAAAGAATCGCCAACCAAATTACAATAGGGGATATATTACTTGGTCAGAGTGATTTGACTTTAATAACTATATTTGTTATAATTAGTTATGGACAAAGATCAACGGCAAGTTTCAAAATTTTTTATTGGTGAAGAAGTTGAGCGGACAATTTGTTTAGGAAAAAAGACATTATTTGTAACTGGATTAATTGATAGCGTAGAGATGATTGATGCTGCAAAAAAGCACAAGTGCAAGCATATTTATCTTGGAGCAAATCAAAGTTTCATGGCTGTAAATAATTCATTTTTAGACTGGCTTGATACTATCAAAGTACTTCTTGATAATAATTTTTGGGTAACACTAGACTCAGATGTTAAATATGCAACTGAACTTTCCACTGCTTATCAAGGAATAATTGGACATGATAAGTTTGTACTTATGTTAAGTGTTAAGTTGCCAAATATTAAAAATTTCAATTATAATACAACAATTAAATTAGATGATACCTCTTGGGGAGCAACGAACGCTGGAGTTTGGGTACATCAATTAAGTGATCTTAAATCATACTCAAATTTCACCCATTGGGAAATGTACAAGGGAGACTCTAAAATTTAATGACAATGGATGAACGTATCAAAGTAGAAAGTAATATTTGTAATTCTAAGAAATTCATTTGGATTACTTTTCAAAAAGAAGGAATCCATTGTTATCCAGCTGCTGGTTTTGATCCAAATCTTGATGACGTAAGTTTTTTACAACATCCGCACAGACATATTTTTCATTTTAAAGTAAAGATTGAAGTATTTCATGACAATAGAGATATCGAATTTATCCAATTTAAACGGTGGTGTGAAAAATTATATACCACAGGAATATTAAATCTAAATAACAGTAGTTGTGAAATGATTGCTGATATGCTATACTTAAATATAGCTGGAAGATACCCACAGCGAGAAGTTCACATTAACGTAAGTGAGGATGATGAAAATGGGTGTGAGGTTATTTACAAATGGTATTAATCATAAATTGTTATATTCTCGTATTTACTGATAAGTTGTTGTGAATAATCTTTCACTTTGCATATTTTTTGAAAAGTCCATCCTTTTCTTAAATGGTCTTTAGTTGGGTCCAGCGAAGTGTTAACTTTGTTATCTCTGCAGAATTGAATACGTTTTCCAAATATAATAAAAATATTATTTTCGGGAGATTTTCCTAACCAAATATACGCATTATGATTAAGTTTTCCATCTTTTTTAGATCTACAAAATTGTGACAATATAAAATTGTTTGTTTGTCTTTGCCTAGCTTCTTTAAATCCTTCTTTTCTGATATCATCAATATAGTCTTTTCCAAAATGTTTTAATAATAAATGTAAAATGGTTTGTTGTGGGTGCCCAGTAAAGTCAGATGTTGTTTTTATAGTTTTGCATTGTTCAAATGCTTGTTTCACTGCCATAACATATTCTTGATGATCAGAATATCCAATCTTTTGTGCTATTGAATCGTAATATTTTTTCTGTACTATTAATTTATGCATTGGGTTATTAGCTTTAGTATATGCACTTGTAAAGCTTTTCATTGATTTTGTTCCGTCTTCAGAAAAATATTTACCGTTATATTTTTCTATTCTAGTTTGGTGCGCTTTTTCTGAATTATATAACCCTCCCCCGCCACATACTATATTATAACAATTTTCATCTTTTATTATTAATTTAGTAACTAATTTGCTTTCAATTAGATAAGCATATTCGTCTGTTTCACAAATACATATAACTTTTTTAACAAATTGATCCTTTCCATATTTTTTAACTGCATTCTTTAATGCAAGACCGGATCCTAAATAATAATCATTAGGGGTGGTTGTTTTGTGTTTTCCAATATAATATTTTCCATTTAATAAATTTGTAGTTTTATATACTGTATAATAAATACGAGTAGACATGTCGATCTCCTTTGTAGATTGAACTGTTTAGTGATAAGACAGATTAATGGTCTGTCTTATCACGCATTTTTATTTATCTAAATTTGACTTTAATATAAGAGTTTGTTATAATTAATTATGCTTTATATTGTAGAACTTGAAAATATACCAACACGTTATACTTGTCAGTGGGCAACACATATTCCTAAACTTTTAAAAGAAAATGGTATTGAGAATATGATAATCAAAGGAGAATTGTTAACTGGAACTATTCCTACACCAGGAATGTTCTTAGATTTTGCTGGAACAAACACTTTTAAAGCCGAACAATGTAAAAAAATAGCAAAATTATTTTCTGATAAAATTATTAAAGAAGGCGACCAATTCTTATTTACTGATGCTTGGAATCCAACAATCATTAGTTTAAAGTATATGAGTTCCCTTTTAAACACCCCAGTTAAGATCCATGGACTTTGGCATGCCGGAAATTACGATAAAAATGATGGGTTGGGTAGATTAGGTAAACAAGATTGGTTAACAAACTTCGAAATAAGTTTATATAATGCAATTGATCATAATTATTTTGCAACAGAATTTCATATTAATATGTTTTGGGATAATCTATTGTACGGATCTGGAGCAACATTACAGCATGTACTAAAAACTAAAAAGATTATCCAGACTGGTTGGCCTTTTGAAAATTTGAAACGTGATATTTCGAATGATATTGAAGGAGTTACAAAACGAAATTTAGTTGTATTTCCACATCGTGTCTCAGTAGAAAAACAGCCAGAAATTTTTAGGGATCTAGCGAAAGAATTACCAGAATATGAATTTGTTATTTGTCAAGATAAGCAATTGTCTAAGAAAGAATATCATAAAATTCTTGGAGAATCGAAAGTATTGTTTAGTGCCAATCTGCAAGAAACACTAGGTATCACAACTTGTGCTGAAGGACCAATTGTTAAAGCAATTCCTTTTGCTCCAAATAGATTGAGCTATACAGAAATTTTTAAGAATCATCCTAAATTTTTGTATCCATCAAATTGGACAACAAACTGGGAATCTTATATGGAAAACAGAGAAATTATCAAATGCATGATACGTGAACGTATTGTATATTATGACACATTTTTACCATATGTTAGTAGTTATATGAATTCGTCATATAAAAAGTTTTTCCACGCATTTAAATTATTGGAGAATCTAAAATGAAAGAATTTTTGAATACAGCAAACAGAATATTGTTTAGCGTTAACTGCGGGTTAACAGTAGTTGTATTAGCATTAGCGGCTTTCATGCCATTTGCACTTATGTGGTGCGGAAATTTATTTATTTGGCTATGTAATATTCCTATTTGTATAGTATCATTTGGCACAGCATGTTCATCTATTCAACAGATTCCGTATGTGTGGTTTAGTAATTGCTATTGGATAGCCATGTTGATATATTTTGTGTGCATGGGTGGTTGGATGATTCCAATTGTATTAGCATTGCAAGTTTCATGCACTAATGATGTAATATCTGGAAAGTCTCATTTGACTTAAGGTAAGGAGTATGTTACAATAATATGATGGATAATATAAGCGACGTAATTAGACGAAGAATTATTGAAAGCGGTGATTCTTACCTTGCAAATCATAACATTAGTAAATATGTTAATCAAGATGAAATAGAATTACTAATTAGTGAAGTTACTCAGAAGTATGAAGAAGTATTGAAGAGTTTAGTTATTGATACCGAAAAGGATCATAATACCCAAGATACTGCTAGACGTGTTGCAAAGATGATGGTTAATGAAATCTTTTCTGGTAGATATCAACCAATGCCAGCAGTAACATCTTTTCCTAATATAAATTCATATGAAGGAATTATGGTTGCAGGGCCTGTATCTATTAGATCAACTTGCGCTCATCATATGCAAAATATTACTGGTAAGGCCTATATTGGCATTTTTCCTGGTAAAACTGTTATTGGGCTAAGTAAGTTTAATCGAATTGTAAATTGGGTTGCAAGCAGGCCGCAGATTCAAGAAGAGATGACTATTCAAATTGCTGATGCAATTGAAACAGAAACAAAAGCAGAAGGCGTTGCAATATTAATTCAAGCTGAACATGGTTGTATGACAGCTCGGGGGGTCAAGGAACATGATTCAGCCATGACAACAAGTGTTATGAGAGGCGTATTTAAACGCGAAGATAATTCTTTGAAACAAGAATTTATGTCAATTATAAGTAGGATGCCGTAAATGAAATATACATGGTCAGATGTTGAGAAAGATGTACATGGATTGGCGCTTAATATTGCGCTGAGTGGGTGGATGCCAGAATACATTGTTGGATTGTCTCCAACAGGAGTTATTCCAGCTACAATGTTGAGTGAGCTATTAGATGTCGAGCTTGAAGTTATTAAAATGGACGCTTCGGTTTGTTGGCTTGCAGAAGATGCATATGAAAAGCGAACAAACATTTTAGTTATGCTGGATTTAAATAATAGAGGTGACTTTTTCAATTGGATTGTTTCAGATTGGAAATCATCTTGTTCTCCAAATAGTAAAGAATGGGAAAATGTTTGGCATAACAATGTGAAGTTTGCAGTTCTTGTCAACAATGAACGAAGTGAATGGAAAGAAATTGACTTCTGTGCTCACTATATTAATAAAGACTGTAATAAAATAAATACGCATTTTCCGTGGGAGAAATCAAGTGAATAGATATTATTCTGAGAGTAAGTTTTTTCTTTGGTTACGTAAAAAGCTTTGTGTTGATAAGCCTGAAGCATTACCGTGGGATGAATGGGAAACTTATCATGCCGCAGCCAAAGTTAATAAACCATTTGCATATTGGGTAACAGAAACATTGCCTGATCTTTTAGAAAAGCCAGCTGAACTTTTGATTGATCCATTATATGAAGTTAAGTACTATTTAAGAAATAGGTTTATTTCTTCGCATATGCTTAAAACAGGTTTACCTAAAGGTAAATTTCATGAATATGATACTAAGTTACTTCATGGTGTATTTAATGAGCTAGTTGATTTTATTGAGATTGAAAAGGCTCATATGCAAGTATGGTGTGGTGGTAAAGATAATAAAAAGTACTCTAATCCATTTTGGCATAAGTTTTGGCCATTGCGGTGGAGCGAATGGCGTTGTGCAGAAGCTGGCATTGATCACTTAAATTTGGAAATAGGATTAGTATATAATACTGATTGTGGAATAGAAGAAAGCGATCCATTGTTAGGAAAACTAACTCCACAAGCTGAATCAGCTATTTGGTTATTGTCAGCATATAAGTGGTGGACTATCGAACGCCCATCTCGTGTTGATCCTTATGATAAATCTGGAATTACTGCTTTTTCGAAAAGATTGACAGAAAAATATGGCGATGGTATGTGGCAATTCAATAGTAAGATTACCCAAGAAGAAAAAGAAGAGCAACATGCTTTATACGAACTTGTCAACGAGATTGAAAAGCAATATTTTGATGAAGATACTAAGTGGCTTAAAGAAGTAATAGATCATCGGAGTGAACTATGGACGTAGATCAAATCAAGGATTTAGAAAAAGATTTACTAACGAGTTTGGTAATATGTGGTAAATGTGTTTCTGATTCTTATGCTCAGAATTTATATGCTGCATTGTGCAATACAACTTGGCAAGCAATAGAAGTTATATCCATCTTAAAAAGTGAAACCTGGGGATGTTCTTGGAGACATTCTGGATCAATAGTTGCACAAATTAGAAATGGAGTAACTCCTGGTGCAGCAGATGAAACATATATTGATTGGTATTGTAGTGGAATGGCAGTAGATGCAGATATGCTAGATGATTGTGCAGATATGTTCAAAACATCTTATGATCATATTAATTCCTCACATGTATCAGAATATGTTGGCGAAGGAACAGTTACAGATGAGATCAGAGAAGATCTCAAAAATTTAGGATGGCAAGAAGTAAAGGATACTGACGAAAATGAGTAGAGATTTATTTGTTTGTGATTGTAGCTGTACTGAACATCAATTTATTATTCAAAGTTTTGATGATAACGAAGATTTGGTTGATGATAGATATGTTTATTTAAGTATTCATCTGACAAAAAGTCGAACGATATATGAGAGACTTTGGATTTCACTCAAATATATTTTTGGACATCAATGTCGTTATGGTGCGTTTGATGAAATTTTATTGTCTCCAAAAGAAACTATCAGATTATCTAAAGTATTAAAAACTCATGCAGATAGATTGTTAAGTGATCAACCTGTTGAACCTGAAATAATTACGGGTATTAACAATGTTGAACTATACGAGCAAAATGGATAACGAAAAAAATTATGTTGACTTGTGGATTGATGATGTAAGAGAGTGCCCATACATTGGTTGGGTATGGGCAAAGAATTATGATGAAGCAATAGAAATTTTAAAGACTAATAAAGTTAGACAATGTTCTATTGATCATGATTTATCATTTTTACAATATAGAAATATGTATGATCCATTTACTGAAAAAACAGGCTACGACATAGTTTTATGGATGGAAGAAAATGATATTTGGCCCGAAGAAGTTCCAATTGTTCATAGCCACAATCCAGTAGGTGCAAAACGGATGGCTGATGTGATTTCGAACTACTATCAATGTTATCCAACTTCAATTTTAAGACGTGCTGCTGCAAGTGGAAAAGGTATAGGTTGGGCAAAAAAGTAGTTATATAGAGAAAATGTTAGATGACATTTGAATCAAGTTTGAGTTTTTTAGTAGGACGTGCTATAATTAATTATGACTAACGAAGTATTTACTTTAAGAAAGCGAATTCAAGAATTGGAGCAAGCATTATTGCCTTTTGCTTCTATAGCTGATGTAGATTCTGAAGGGAACGAAGTATCTGATATTAAAGCAAGCTATATTGGTGGTGCAGGATTTAGCATAAAATATGTATTAGGTGTTAATCCAAAAAAGGTATTAAGCGAAGCAAAACTTGCTATGGTGATTCGATAAATAATGGGATATACAATTTCTAAAGATTTTGATTTTTGTATGGGGCATAGAGTCTGGAGTCAATCACTATCTTCCGAATATGCTAAGACTACAGTATGTAAATGTAGACATATTCACGGTCATGAAGTTAAGGTAACAGTCACTATGACATCAGATACTTTAACAAATGGTATGGTTGTTGATTTTAATAATTTAAATTGGTTAAAGGAATTCTTAAACACATATATTGACCATAAGTTTATTATCGATAGTCACGATCCTTTGTATAATAGATTAGTTGGATCAGTTTCAACTATGCCAGTTATTGTGCCAGGTAGATTAATGACTGCTGGTCGTGTACCAGATACGTTATATTTAGATATGGCTACTGTAAATACTACAGAAGAAAAGGAATTACTTGATAGTTTCTTTATTGTAGACTTTGTTCCAACGAGTGAAAATTTGAGCAAGTGGCTAGCTGATATTGTTCAAGAAAAGATGAAAGACCTCAATGTAAAGGTATCAAATATTACTTGGTGGGAATCAACTAAGAGTCGAAGTGAATTTTCATGCTAGAACATGTTATAGTAAAATATCGAAGTTGGATAATTTGGATTTTATTCTTTATGATATTGTCCACAACATTCTTTGAAACCATGACAGCTGGAATATTGGCTATAGTATTGACTATATTGTTATTATTTTCGGTTGTATACAAAGTAGTTGATCAGACTGATGAAGAGTAAATTTTGAAACAATTAAGAAATAAAATATTGATAAGCATATTGCTAACAATAGCAATTTGTTGTTTGGTTGATATTCCATTGTTAGTAGTATTTTTGTGTATCTTAATGTTATGGTACTATATAAATGAATAAATTAGAAAACTTTGTTAAATGGTCAGCAAGTTTGATGACTGCCGTCAGTGTAGTATTGAATGCATTTAATGTTTTTCCAGCGAACATTATAATTGGCTTGTTTGGTTCCATTGGCTGGGCTTGGATTGGCTATAGATGGAGACAAAGTAGCCTGGTTTTATTGAACAGTTTTTTCGTTGTCATTTACGTAATTGGATTGTTATTCAAAATAGTCTGATAAATAACATAATGCACAAAGAAAAAACACATTATAAAACTGTAGTTATGAGTGACTTACATTTGGGCTCAAAACATTGTCATCCAAATGAAGCTGCTGATTTTTTGAAACATAGTACGTGTGAGTTTCTTTATCTTAATGGTGATATATTAGATGGTTGGGCTTTAAAACGTAAATGGCGTTGGAAAGAATCATATAATGATGTTATCAAACAAATTCTTAAAAAAAGTAAGCAAGGAACAAAAGTTTTTTATATAACTGGTAATCATGATGAATTTTTGAGACCAATTATTAAAGATTCTGTAAATTTTGGTGGAATAACAATTTGTAATGAAGTTGAACACATTTGCGTTGACGGTCACAGTTATATTGTAACACACGGTGATTTGTTTGATGGAATAACAAGAGTGGCTCCTTGGTTATCAAAATTTGGTTCAATTGGATATGATGTCTTAATCGAATGTAATAGTGCGTTGAATATTGCACGTCACAAAATTGGACTTAAACATTGGAGCTTTAGCAAGTTTGTCAAAAAAAATATTAAGCGGGCAGCTAATCACTTGGTTAAGTTTGAAAGTTGCTTATCAGAATATTGCAAAAGTAAGGGATATGCAGGAATTATAGTTGGTCATGTTCACTCACCAGAAATTAAATCTATTAATGGAATAGATTATTTAAATAGTGGAGACTTTGTTGAAAGTTGTACAGTTTTGGTTGAGCATGATACTGGATTGTGGGATATTATTCACTTGATATAAATCAAAAAATATTATATAATATAAGTATGCATAAAATTAAAGTAAGTGAGACATTCACCTCTTATCAATCAGAGGGACGTTTTGTTGGTTATTTATCAATTTTTCTTCGAACATTTGGATGTAATTTTAGATGTAAAGATTTTGGACTTACAGTACCAACAGTTGGCAAATATAATGCTGAAGTAGCTGAAGTTATTAAGAATATTGATCAATTCAAAGTTTTAGAAGATTTGCCACTTGTTAAAACAGGATGTGATTCGTACCCAGCAGTCTATTCTGAGTTTAAACATTTGAGCCCAACTATTAGTGTAGATAAATTAGCAGATCAACTTACTGACCTTTGTCCAAATAAAAAGTGGATTCAACCTAATGGAAATGACATCCATCTAGTAATTACTGGTGGAGAACCATTACTAGGGTGGCAAGATGCTTATCCAGAGCTATTAGATATTTTGCAAAGTAAAGGGCTTAGAAATGTTACGTTTGAAACGAACGGAACAAAATGGATCTCAAATGATTTGTCGCGTTTCATATTTACCAGACATCTTAATTTTACCTTTTCAGTAAGTCCAAAGTTAAGTGCAAGTGGCGAAACAAAGGAAGCTGCGATCCAACCAAGTATTGTTAGCAGTTATGAACAGTATGGATTTACTTATCTTAAGTTTGTAGTTGATTGTCCTGCTCACTTTGATGAAGTTGATGAAGCTGTTAAAGAATATCGACATCATGACTTTAATGGACCAGTATATGTAATGCCAGTTGGTGGCGTAACAAATGTTTATGAAAGTAACGAATTCAATGTAGCTACAGAAGCTATGAAACGTGGCTATCATTTTAGTCCAAGGCTACAATTATCATTATTTGGAAACAAGTGGGGAACCTAAAGTGAACAACATTGAAAGATTAGTTTTGTTACAAGATAAGATAGAAGAATTATTTGAAACTATACAGACTAGCAATAAAGAATTATATGAATTAAAGCGCACAGTAAGTCTATTAGAATCTAACAATAATTATCTAAATACATTAACTCATTCAGCTGTTGGTTTATTGTGGCGTGATACAGCATTGACTAGGTTAGATATTATTCACACAAAAAATAGAGAAATTGAAAAATTATCTAAACAGGTCGACGAGTTACAAAGGAGAAACAATGAGCTTTATTAGAAATCTATTAGGTTTATCATCAACTCCATCTGAAATAGTATTTGATGGTCCGGTATTGCAGCAAACATCAGAACAACCAGTTCGTTGTAGTGGTGTCATAAATAGTAAGTATGATATTGTAGCAATGACTTATAATACTGAAAAATTCAGTGGTTTAGTACAAGTTAATAAATTAGAAGAAATTAGTAAGATTAGTTGGAATATAGAAGTTCCATTAGTTGAAGGTACAAATACCATTGTTTTTTCAGCAATTGATTCAAAAAGTAACAAAATTGAAAAATTTATTGTAGTAAATTATATTGTACCATTATCAGAAAAAGAACTAGCAACTAAGGAAGGCAAGCCTTGGGTCAATGTTTTAGGTTTTTCACTAAACACAGATAATACTGATATTGGATCATTTGAACTAGACTGGAACGATATTTTTCTAGCACAATTAAAAGCAGCTGGATACAAAGGTGATTCCGAAGAAAAAATTGTGGATCAGTGGTTTCAAAATATTTGTCGTAATATTATTGCAGAAAATTATGAGCAAGATATTGCTGATCCAGAAAAACGATTGAGACTTCCTGGAAACAAAACACATTTGGGTGATGGTAGGTTTTCTGTAGAATAGATGTTATACTTATTATATATATGAAGAAGACATACCTTGTAATGGACTTGGCAAATCTGTATTTTAGAATGATGCATGCCAGTAATAAAAATAGCTCGATTGAAGAACAAGTAGGTCTTTCTATTCATACAAGTTTAGCGAGCATTGCAAAATGTTGGCGGGAACAGAATGCCGATCATGTTGTATTTTGTCTTGAAGGTCGTAGTTGGAGAAGAGAGTTTTATCCTCCATATAAACGTCATCGTATCGAAGCTAGGGCTGCTCAGACGCAAGAAGAAGTTGATACATCTAAACAATTTTTCGAAGGATTTGATCAACTTACAAATTTTTTGAATGAAAAAACAAACTGCACTATTTTGCAGCATAAACAATTGGAAGGAGACGATTTAATTGCTGGCTGGGTTCAAACTCACCCAGATGATGATCACGTAATCATTAGTAGCGATACTGATTTTATTCAGTTATTAGCATCAAATGTAAAACAGTATAATGGTATTACTGGCGAATTAATTACAGTTGATGGCATCTTTGATTATCGTGGTAATAGGATTTTAGATAAGAAAACGAAACAGCCAAAAGAAATTCCCGATCCAAAGTTTGCATTGTTTGAAAAAATTGTTAGAGGTGATTCAACAGATCACGTTTTCAGTGCTTATCCAGGAGTAAGGGAAAAGAGTTCTAAAAATAAAATTGGATTACGGGAAGCATTTAATGATGTCAAGCAAGGTTTTGCTTGGACTAATTTGATGATGCAACGTTGGGTTGATCACAATAATATTGAGCACAAAGTTTTAGATGATTATAATCGTAATAAGACATTAATTGATCTAACTGCTCAACCTCCCGAAATTAGACAATTAATAAACGAAACGATTGAAAAAATTTCAGTTCTGGATCGTGCAATGATTGGTACACATTTTTTAAAATTCTGTGGCAAACACAATTTAGTTAAGTTAAGTGACCAGGCATCTGAATTTGGTCGGATCCTTTCAGGTCAATGCAAGTAAGGAGATTTATTTGACATATACATATTTTGTTATTGCGGTCCCATTGATAATATTAATGACGCTATCATTTTTTGCTGGAAAATCTATTAGGAATGAAATAGAATACAATAATTATCTTGAGTTGTATGCTAAGTATCTAGCAGTTATTATTGTGCTAAATAATGTGAAAGTTGGAATCGTAGATAAAGCTATATTAGAACAGATTGAAGAAGTTGTTGTCTTTAATGATAAAAGGGTTATAGATGAA